TTAATTCATCTAAATAACCTGCCGAACGAGCTGTTGAATATTCTTTCTTGTAATCTATTGCAAAATTTGTTCCTTTATACTCTTTGGCAATTTCTAATGTAAGTGGTTTTTTGCATTTATCGAAATGGTATTTTGTCATTACGCTTATTCCGCCAATAAATCCGCATATATTACAAGTTCTTTTTTCTTGCGGACCTTGCATATTTGTAGTATTTGTTTTTGGTTTTTTTAAATTTTGTTTATGTGTTTCTGATAATGGGTTTCCTTTTCTTGTAATTGACATTTTAATTTTAGTATCAACTGATGCTTTATTACCAAGTTTTTTTAATCTTTGTTTTTTTCTTGTTGCAGCAGAAGCTTTTTTTCCAATCAATTTGGCGCTTATTTTTGCTCCTAATTCTGGAGATCTTATCCACGCTCTCATTTTTGCTCTCGTTTCTTCTGAACGTTTAGAACCTAAATTGCTTTCTGGTGCGTAAGTCCCGCCTGTTCGTAAATTCATACAATCAGGATTTTTTAAAAAATCCTGATTAACGAGTAATTCTTCTTTTTCTGCAGCTTCTTCTTTCGTGGCGCAAAACTCTAAAATTTCTCGTTTGAAATTTTCCTTGCCGTACTTGTTAACAGAATATTTTAATCTTTTTCCAGATCCTAAATATCCATCTTCTAAGTTATTTGTTGAATGTATTCCAACATAAAACTTTCCGTTTATTAAATTGATCGTCTTATAGACTATGTGATATTTCTTGTGCATAAATTATATATCCAAATAACATCGGCAAAAGGACGCCAAAAAGTCTATTTATATGTTTTTTTGATAACATTTTATATTTGTCCTCAAGTTCGTTAATTAAATGTTCCTTCATTTTTAATCCTGCTATCTCATAAACCCTTTCGTAAGAAATGTCCATGAACTCTGCGATACAGATGAACTTGTCTATGGTTGTGAATCCTTGCCCGTCTATTCCCTTGTAAAGATCATGGAATATGAATGGCTGTAGTTCCTTAGAAAATTTCTTGTCAAGAGGAAGATTTCCCCATTGACTCTTCTTAAATGTCTCAACTGTAAGTTCAAGAAGTTTCTTTTTCTCCATGTAATCTTCCATGTTGTAACAGTCGTCAAGTATTGAACTTGCATAACTTGAATCAATCTGGATGTCTGGGAATCTTTCCGGATCTATATTTCCTGTATTGAAATCATTTCCAAATATCTTATCTACTTTCTTTTCTTCCTTCTTAGGTTCAACCTTTTTCTTTTTGTCAGTCTTAACTCCTATCATTTTATTGGAAAAGACTGCCACATTCTTTTTAGTGACCTTACTCGCTTTTGGCTTCGCTGTCTTCTTTACCGGAACCTTCTTCTTCTGATTTTGATTTTCCATAATGTTGCATAGTTATTTTGTTTTATACGTTGGAATGACTCATTTGTTTCTATGGTTTCATCTTACCGTTTTCTATCATAACCTGCAATCTTATTTCGATGAATTTTCTAACATCAAAATCAAGATATGTCATGTCGCTTGGAAGATCTTTAAACATAACAGAATATCCAAGTCCACCGCTTATTCTCGTAGACTTATCTAAGTGTTTTCTTAAAAATGATTTGAATTCAATATTCGCTCTTATTATAAATGGTGTTGATTGATGGTGCATATTAAATGCAATAAAAGCTCCTTCTCGTATTCCATTCAAAGATCTTTCGCTAATCCAATTACCTCCTTTTGCATCAATGAATTCAGTTGTCATGGTTTGTTGGGAGACCATCCAAAAATCACCATCTTTTCTGTTAATCAGATTAGCTATTTTGGGATCTATATTAGGATGAGTATAAGACGAAACAGTAAAACCAAACCCATAATTAGGAACTACTTGATAATCCATGGCACGTCTTAATACTTCCTCACCCTCAAGACGACCTTTATCGAAATTATTTATTGTTTCTGTTTCCATTATGTTTAATATAATCTGTTATGCCTCTTACCATACAAGTAAATCCATCAAATTCTACAGCCCATACGCCTTGTTTGCCTTCATCGAGGTGATAGTCGATATAACAATGGAACATAGTATCTTCTTGTAGTAAAACTTCAACTCTGTGTTCTTGGCAAAAATTAAAAATAACATCCATGTCGAAATACTTTTTAACTATTTCGTAATTACCATCTCTAATCTGTTTCCTGTATTCTTTTGGATCATCTGCTTGATTTGAAAATGGATGGTTTGGAATCCACTTGCCATCATCTTGCACTGAATATGATAAAGGTTTTCCAACCTCGTATCCCCATGAACAAAATCCAGTACATTCTGGATTTTCACAAACATTTGTGAATTGATTTTTAACTCCCCATGGCGTTCCACATAGAACACAAATCATTGGTTCTTCTTGCGGTTCTGGATTTGGTTCTTGTTCTTGCGCTTCTTTTGCAAATACCTCAATATCGTCAAACTGACTAAAGTCTCCTCCACACACATATAAAGCATACATGTATAGTGTTGGCCATTGATCGATAAAACTTTTGTTGTTTTTTTTGCTATTGAATTCGTCTATTACTTTTTTTGAGTTTATCATTATTCCATTCCTCCTTCTATTATTGGTGTATTATCTTCTGTAATTCTCATGTGAGAGTAATCTATATCAAACATTTTAGAACAGTTCTTGTAACCTTCATCACGATTTGCAAGAACCTTTAATTTATATTTCCTGTTTAAGTGCATAACTGGATCTTGAATGATACCAAACATTAAATCTACTGTAGCAACGAGAGCAGAAGATTCTGATGCAGCTGACATACTCATATCGCTTGAATCAAACGCAGATTGTTTAACCTGAGTAACTGAAACAACTGCCCAATTGTTTGATTGTGCCATTGCTCTAACATCCTCTGCAATCTGTTTGATCTTCATGTAAGTATTTTCAGAGTTTGGATTTCTCCAATTCTTCATGATATTCAAATAATCAATAATGACCATTTTAAATTTAATGCCTTTCTTCTCTTCAGTTCTTCTCAAGTAATTTTCTATGTCAACAGCTGAAGCAGTTGATGTTGGAAATTCTTTAACCATTAACTGCCCCGGTAAAATCAAACCTCCTCCACCTGACAAGTTGCTTATTTTTTGTTTTATGAAATCTGTATCGGTTGCAGCCTTCTTGTATTCATCCATCTTAACATTAATCAAATTGGCACCAAGACGTTTTATGTATTTAGCTTCTGCCATCTCTAAGCTTATCACTGCAACATTATGTCCATTAAGAACAGCTGCCGCAGCAATGTTTGCAAGCCATATAGATTTACCTACTTTAGCTTGACCAAGAAGTACTGTTAATGTTTTAGCTGAGAATCCACCATCTGCAACCATGTCCATGAAAGGGAAACCAGTTGAGAACGTATTATATGTGGGTTGTCTATGTTTGGTTGCATCAAAGAAATCGGAACCTTCTTCAAATTCAAAGTCCAAACTATTCCTGTTTACTATTAAGCTCTTTGCTTGTTGAATTACATTCTTAATATTCTCGCTTGTTACAGTAGTAGTTTTAAGAAAATCCACAAGGTCCATAGTGGAAATATCCAGGTTTTTATATTCGATGAAAGTTTCTGTATTCTCTTTCATCCACTCGTCATCGTATTCTTTTAAGTTTACGTCCCATGCAGTGTCGAGTTGATCAAGAGAAATGTCATTGTCAAGATTTTTAAGCTTGATCAATTCACGAACTTGAGGAAGTGTTGGTGTTTGTTTATACTTTCCATAAAATTCTTTTATGGGAGTTAAAATCTTCTTAAGAATGCTGTTATCAAAAAAACGATGATTGACAGCATCCAGATAAGGAGGATTGTTGATGATATTATGAAAAAATATCTTTTCTAAATGAGGATTAACCATATTCTTGAACTGTGTTTATTGTTCAAGTTATACAGCGATCAATTCAAATCGTTTCGAAATTTATGCTTTGGATTGCTCCTTTGATAAGGCCTGCAATGCTTGTGACTCCTTGTTCATAGAGTTTGCGATGTTTGCAGTTAATTTAGCTATTGTAGCAGTTAGTTGAGAACGCATCATTGTTTTCTCGAATTGCTTCTTGTTAGTCATGGCATCTATTTTTGACATCTTTACTCTTGCCAATTTTATCTGGTCCTGGTATTGAGCCTGTTTCTTCTGTTCATTCTCTACATCTATGCTTTTAGATTGAACAGCTTCAAACAATTCGTTTTCATGCATGAATTCGAAATCCGAAAATGGTTTAATGGTCTTCATGCATTATATATCAAAAAAAGGAACCTGTTTTAGGTTCCTTATTATTTTGAAATGGACTTAAATAAGTCCTCATATTCTTTAAATCTATGTTCTCTTATAGGTCGAGTAATTGGTTCTGTATCAAAGTGAAGTAACAAACATGGAGA